TTACCAGCAGCACTATTAGCGTTATATTGAACGCCATTAATACCACCTAACCTAGAGATGCTCGAAAAATCTGGCATCGATTTGAATGATTAAATGTTAAAAACGCTCACGACACAACTGCTGTTATCTCCTCAGAGGCAACAATTCTTACATAAGCTACTTTAATAATAGCCTATCTAGGTGTTAATACATTACTACGACTAACTTTTTCTTCTACGTCTTTGGTATAAGCAGTGTCGTTAAGATAACGTGGATCATTCATAGCAGCTTCAACTTCCTGAACCGAACGATATACATCAGTAGATCTGTTAGATAAACGTCCATCTATCAATGAAGGTTCATACCCTTCTTGCTGCTGCATAGCGAAGTACATAGACTGAAGAGCATTTCTAGCTCTAGTGAAGTCTCCACTATTAACTTCTGAGTTATACACCTTAATTTCAGAAGGATCTAAATTATCTTTTGCCCATTGAGCTAAAGTCTCTAAACCCTGATCGCCTCCTATGCTTTCGATGATTGAATTTTCATCAGCTTCACTAAGAGGTTGTTGTTCAACACCACCTACAATGTCCCCTTGCTGAACATCCTGGTCTTCTGATTCATACTGCGTATCCTGCGGTACTTCCTCAGTTCTCTCTTGGCTACCAAGTTTCTTTTCAAGTTCTTGGTAAGCCTGTAAAAGATCATCGGCAGACTTAAACTTACCGCCAATAAGTTCTTCATTGGATTCATTTGGATCTCTACCCTCAAGAATCGCTTGATCGGTTTCATTATATGGTTGAGTCTCTTCAGGGAAGGCTCCACCTGTGGTGTTGATTTCTGGCATTTTTAACCAATACGAATTGATAAGTCAGGATAAATGCTAACTCTTTTTTTAGATTTAACAGCATTTCTATAAACCTCATAGGTTTGAGGCTTCTCTTCTTTTAGCTGTTCTATTAAAAGATCTAACTTAGTTTTAGGAGCTTCTTCCTGTGGTGTTTCTATTGGCTTAGATACCGCCTTCTGGGGTTGCGGTTTCTTGGTCTGTCCTGATTGCGTCATTTTCAGCTTGTAGTAATTGAGCTTGTTTTGCAGGATCGTTATTAGGATCTTGCGCTGCAGCTTGTTGTTGCATCATCATAGCTGATTGCTGCTCTTCTTCCATTAGTTGCTCATCAGACTTGATTAGCTTGTAAGTATCAAGACCATCAGAAGCTGCCAATCTAGTAATTAATTCTCTGTTATTTACAAACTTAGCCATACCTTCTGGACCAATAGTTTGTGACAAAGTTGTTATAAATTCAATTAACTTAGCTTTATCGTTACCTCTACCAAGAGCATCCAGACCTGTCGTAATACGTGGAGTAACTACTCCTTTAGGTAACTTAGGAAGACTTCCACTCTTCTCCATAAGAGCCATCTTTCTATTAACTAGAGGTAGCTGTAACTCAACAGAAAGTATGGAATATACACCTCCTAATCCAGATTCCAGCTCATTTGCAACCATTCGTATCTCTTCCGCAGTAACACGGTCCCTACCTTGAGCACCTGCTTGTATAGCACTATTAAGTAGGAAAGCAAAACTTAATCTTTGTTCAATCCTTGCAATCGTATTTAAGGCAACCGTAAGGTCCGCTTGCTTCTGCATTTGCAGGGGAGCTACGTCATTAGGATTACCAGCCACAATAGAACCATTGCTAGCTCTAGCCAGTGAATCAGGGCGTGTTGTACCATTCGGGTTACAGAGAAAAATAATTTTTGCTGCTGCAGCCGATCCTTCAACAATTGCTTTTGAGAGATACTCTAAAGATTTAAGATCGCCTAGTAGCTCTTCACAGAATGAACGTCCATAAGCTTCATGTGCTACCCGATAAAGTCTCAAAGGAATCCAAGGAGCCTTCTCTATAGGTACTGAACCTTGTTTACCTATTCTCTTTCCATAAGCTTCTTGATGCCACTTACATCTATTCTTATCGTAATCCCAATCAATATAGGTATATAAGAAGACTGATTTATCTAGTAAGTTACCATCTTGATTCTTAGGTGCTAAACCTTCTGGTAATACCTCAGGATTAACCTCTTCTCTAACAACCACCTCAAGAATATTTCCTTCTGGATCTCTATTAAGTACAAAAGATTTAAGAGGGTAAACTCTAGTTCCTTTTTCTGTTACATAAAGTAACGCATTACCACCAATTATTAAATGCTTTAAAGCTTCAAAGAGTGCTGTACGATCACCAGACTCTTCAATGTTACGCATTACTGCACGTTCCATTAAAGAAAGCTGCTGTTCAAATTCAGATTGCAGATCTTTAAAGTTATCTAATTCTTTCTGTAGTTTTATGTCATCTACAGACAACCTAAAAAATGCTTGGTTTGGAGGTAGAAGAGCAATTAAGAGTTTAGCTGCTAAGTTATTTACACCTCTGGCTCCCAAGCCTTGAAATGTTGTAGTTATTTTGTTATAGACCTGTTTACCTGAACTCCTATCGTTATCAGTTATAAGAGTAGGTAGCGTAAATTTACTGCACTCAATAGCACGATCTAAATATAAACTTTTTTCAGGCTCTAAATAGCGATACCTGGATTCAGCAGTTCCTTTATACATTTAAAGACCTAGTTGAAACGCCATCTGGATCACCACCTCCAGTTGCACCTAAACCTGAATCAATGCTTAGTTTAGTTCTCATACTTTCAGGAGTACCACGTTTAGCTGTTCGTCTAGTTTTACCTACAGCAGACCCTTTTTGAGATCTAGCTATAGCAGATTGTAACTGTTGTTGGTGAATCATTAAGTTTGACTGAGCCTGCTGCTGCTGCATCTGCATCTTAGACTGCTGCGTAGCTTGATCCGCTGCGGAGACTGAAGCTGCTGTTGCTGCTCTACTTGTTTCTATTTGTGTCTGGAACTGTCTTGCTCTTTGTGCAGCATCAGCTTGCATTTGAGCTATCTGAGCTTGAGCAGATTCTCTAGCTTGAGCTGTACGTGCTCTAGAAGCTTCAGCAGCTTTTCTAGCGTTAGCTGCTGCTTGTCTTGCTTGATATACAGATGCGCCAGCTATTGCTAGACCAGCGATCATAGTTCCAGTAATTACGACCATCTATAGACCTCAGTTGTACTTAGTTTCTTCTTGTAGTTTAAACTGATCTTTCAAATGACGTACAACCGCCACCTGTCCAGCAGTAAACCAAATAAGTTTCTCTTCCATACTAATATCTGGAGCCTTATCTGGATAGGTTTCCTCTAGATATTTGATTATTTCCTCAGGGATGAATGGAGTCATTTAACCGATAAGCAGTTTACCTGCTTTATCTTTTGGTCCTCTAGTTTTACCTTTAGCAGATCCAGTTTTACCTGTACCGCCTAGACCACCAATAGCTTTTACTGTAGTACCAGACACACCTGGAGATTTAGCTGTCTTAACATTCTGAAGAGCTTTCTTTCTTGCTGCAGCATCCTTAGTAGCCTTAGCTACTTTCTCAGCTTGTAGTCTTGACTTAGTTGCTGCAGTCTGTCTGGTGGCATAAGCAACATTTCTTTTACCTTCTTCAGTTGCTTTTGTAGCTGCTAAAGCGGCTGCTGTTTGAGCACCTCTAGCAGCAGAAACACTGGCTTCTCCTTCTTTAGTTTGCTTCGCATAAGCAGTCTGACGTTCTTTTACCTTAGCTGTAGTTTCTTTACTTACTTTGTCAAACTCTGCAGCGGCTTCATTTTGTTGTTTAGCTGCTTCTCTGTAAGCATCTCTAGCTTCATTTTCAGCAGCAGTAATACCAGTTACGTCTTTAACAGTGTTAACTGCTTTTGTTTTGACATAATTAATAGCTTTATCTATAGGTCTAGTGATTCTCCTAAAGAATTTACCAATCCTAAATTCAAAGAATTGTTTGAATAGTTCCTCCTCTTCCTTCTTATCCTCTACAACAGGATCTACCTCTGCATAGGCATAAGCAAAATCATAATGATGATTATTAAATAGGTGATCCCACCAGTTGTTCTTACGCATAGCTTGGTAAATCGCTGTTACTTGTCTCAAAAAAGGCTGGCATTCTAGCTCTTTTAGTGTCAGAAAAACCCTCCGCTTTTCCAGCATACATCAGATTATCACTCTGATCTAGCCAAAACTGCTTGTTAAGATAACGATCTTCTGATCTACCTAAAGGTTCTAGAACCCAATTAATAGTAGCCTTTCTAAGTTTATCTAAAGAAGGACTAGGTTTTAATCCTAACTCTAATGATACCAAGGAATTCGAGGCAACGTGAACAGTTTCGTCCCTTGAGATGTCCTGAGAAATAGTTCTCAAACCTGAATCACCTAGAAAACGAAACATTGGAAGTATTACAAAAAATATAGCTTTTTCAGCTACCAATGCTTTGAGAATGGTGTGATCTGG